TTCAGACCCTGAGTCTGCATTTCGCCCATTTGCGGAGGAGCCGCAAGCACCTAAGCCGCAGGCTCCGAAGTCAAGTCCAAGACGGCAACAGGCTCAGACTGCTGTGCCTTGAGGTAGTCAATCGCCCGCTGCATCGTCTGGGTATTGTCCTTGAACTTACCAAGGGCAATATTGCAGTTTACGCACAACAGACCACGGACTTTGCCGGTTGCGTGGCAATGATCTACGCATAGGGCGTGCTGCTTCCCGGAAGCTTTACGAACCGCCGATTCTGAAGTTCCGCAGATAGCACAGCCAAAGTTTTGAGCTACAAGCATCTCCTGATACTGCTCGGAAGAGATACCGTACGTTTTCCTGAGAAACGAGTCTCTTACTTTGTCCAAATTGCGTTTCCTCCATTTTGTGAACGACGCCCGCTTCTTTGCGCGATTTGCTGCTGCCCACTCTCTGACTCGGGTTTTGCTCTGTTCGTGATTAGCCCAATAGGCGCGTTTCTGCAAAGCATTGGCGATGCTCTTCCTGAAGAAA